GTCCGCGCCGGCCCGGCCGCACACATCCGCCACCACATCGCCCAGCAGCGCCGCACCCGCGCGTCCGTTCAGCCAGTGCCCCAGTCGCCAGTTGCCCGCATCGCTCCACGCATCCTCCCGCGCCGGAAAGGCCGGATAGGGCCGGGCGTCCCACGCCCACAGCGCCACGCCGTCCTCGGGAACCATCCGACCATCATAGACACCCGACGCAGGATTGTTGTCCGCATCCGCCCAGTGCGCATGAAACGCCTCGATCCCGCGCCGCTGGATCACATCGTCCCGCATCCCGTCCGAGAAATGCGGCAGCGCGCTCTCGTCGCTCTTCGGATCATAGAACACGTTCGGCTGGTTCGCGCCCTTGTCCACCGCCGGCACCCCCATCTCGACAAAGCGCACCGGCTTCATCCCCGGCGTCCAGGCTGTCGGCGTTTCCGACCGAACACCACCGGCACGCGGACGATGCGCATGCTCCCACCAGCCGCGCACATCCTTCTGCCGGAACACGAATGGCTCGTCATACGCCCCATCCGTGATCGCCAGCCGCGCCTGCGCGCTCCGCCCGGCCTCGTCCGCGTAGTACCAGTCGAACGCCTCGCCCCCGGCGATGTTCGCGGCCAGATAGGCCAACGATCGTCCATCCCCGAACGCGGCATCCGCATGCGCGTCGCCATCGCGCCAGTCCGCCATCGGCGGATACCAGTCGATCCCGACATAGCTGACCGCCGGATGCGCCCACAGCGCATCGAGCGGAAAGCTCACATCATCGCCCACCACATGCGCGCCATACTCCGTCCAGTCCGCTGCATAGCTGATCTCGACATCCGGTCCGACAACCACCCGCGCCTCCGCCGCCAGGTCACACAGCGCTTCCACCGCCGGATAGTCCGCGCCATCCTTCACCCGCGTCAGCCCAACCAGCTCGGATCCGATCAGCAGCCCGTCGGCCCCCGTCTCCGCAACCATCTCCGCATAGTGCGCCACGCAGGCCCCGTACGCCTCGAAGAACGCCGCGACCTGATCCCCCACGTCGCCAGCAACAGTCGTGACCCGCCCGCGCCACGGAAACGCCGCCTGCTCCGCGCCGCCATGCGGATCGGGCAGGCCGTTGCCCGGCGGAATGTCCATCAACAGGAATGGATACAGCGTCACATGAAGCCCACGCGCCTTCAGCATCGCGATCGCCTGCCGCACGCTTTCGTCCGACGGCGTCCCGCCAAAGTTCGCGCGTCCCGCCGACTGCGACACCAGATGCGCCGTCCCGCGCGTGTGCCCCGCCACGCTCCACGCCTGCGGCACAGTCGTTTTCTCCGCGATCTCCACACCCGGCTTCACCGCGCATTCGCCACACCGCAGATCCGTCCCGAACCAGGCCACCACCAGGTTCACGCGCGACACGTTCGGCAGCTGCGCCTGCAACTGGTCCAGCGACGCCTCGAAATCGCTCTTCAGCTCCGGCCCGTGCAGATTCTCCGCTGTCTCGCGCCCCGGCCCGCTGCGCCGCTTCACGATCTCGCTCGCCAGCGCGAACTCGCCCGAGCCCGGGATCATGTTCACCGCCCGCGCGACCGACTCCATCCGTGCCACACCGCCGCCCGCAGGCCGCACCACCTCGAACGACAGCTGCGGCATCCGCCCGCCGAACTGATCGACCGGCATGTCCTCGAACACGATATACGCCAGCCCACGATACGCCGGCGCATCGCCCTCGATCGCCGTGATCAGCGGATCGGGCAGCTGGTCCTCCGTCCCGGGATAGAACCGCCACGTCACCTGGCTCAGGTCGAACGGCTCGCCATTCGCCCAGCATCGCGTCACCTCAGCCGCCTCGCCCTCGCACAGCCCCACCGCGAAGCTCAGCGAATACGAATACTCGGCCACGCGCGGCCCGCCCTTGCCGCCCTCCACATCGCGCCGCTCCTTGAAGTTCGCCGCCCACAACAGCTGCGCGCCGACACGAAACCGCCCATACACGATGGGAACACCCGCGCCCTCGCGCCCCTCGGTCAGGTGAAACTCCCGCACACGCGGCCCTTCCACCGGCGGCGAGAGCAGGCGCGCATCGATATACGCCCCCGCCACGCGCCCCGCCGTCGTGGCCAGGAACTGCAGCCCCTTCGGCAGCAACGCCTGTCCCGCCGCCTCGCCCACCTTGCTCAGCACCAGCTCGGCCATCAGTCTTCAACTCCCGGAAATTGAAACGCGGCGGCGATCCTGCGCCGCCACCACGGAACCAGCTGCGTCTCGCAGACCGACCGGCCCCAGTAGGCATGGATGATCCGGTCCTCACGGCTCACGATGGCCGCATGCTTCGCCGGCGCGCCCAGCGCCATCCGGAACAGCAGCACGTCGCCAGCGCGCGCCTCGCCGACCGGTATCTCGCGCAGCCATCGCCGCGCCGCCGCCAGCAGCGTTTCCTCGCCCCGCGTCTCGGCCCAGTCCGGCGTATAGGGCGGGGCCCTTTCCGGCTCCGCGCCGATCAGCCCGCGCCACACGCCCCGCACCAGACCGAGGCAGTCCGCGCCGACATCGACCAGGCTTGCCTGATGCCGGTACGGCGTGCCGATCCACCGCCGCGCCTCCGCGACGATGGCCGCGCGCGAAAGCCCGCTCATCCGCGCCTCCCGCCATCATTGCCGCCCGCCGCAGGCCCCGCCAGCACGGCCTCCGGCCCCGGCATGTGGGGAAAGCCACGAAAGTTGACGCGATTGCCGAACCGCTCGCCGCACAGCGCGAAGGTCTTGTCGCACCCGGCCGTCACAACGAACGTATCGCCCACGGCGATCTCGAAACGCGGCGTCCGCGCCAGCGCGATCTCCGCGCCCGCATGGCTGAGCACACGCATCGCCGCGCCGGCATTGGCGCCGCCCGTCCAGGTCAGCACGCCGCCCGTGAACCACGCGTGCAGAAACGCCCCCAGCCCACTGGCCAGGAAGCGCCGCTCGCCTCTGATGGTCGTCACCACGCCGACGCCCCTCAACCCCGCATCCGTGAGGTCGACGCCACACCGCTGGTCCCCGACATCCGCATCGCAGCCGCGCGCATAGACGCGCCCCACCGGCCGCTCGAGAACCGCCTTCAGGCTGATAAGTTCCGCCGAGAACGCATCGCCCCGCCGCGAGACCTCCGACAGCCGCCCCGACCAGACGCAGATCCGGTGCTCCGGCGCCCGCCAGTCGATGCGCCACACCTCCACCCGCGCGCCATCCCACAGACCGGCATCCACATCCGCCGCCGTGAAGAACCCCAGAGACAGCGCCCCCGTCGCCGCCGCGCGTCCTGGCGCCAGCCCGCTTGAGCTCTCGAACGTTGCACTCTCCAGCCCGGCCGCCGGCGCATACGTCACACCGTCAACCACCAGCGCCGCATCATGGTCCGTCGCGCCGAACACTTCGCCGTCGCCGCGCGCAAACCGCCAGCAGGCGCACAGCGTCGTTTCGTCCGCCGCCAGCCTGGCGGCGAACGCATCACCAATCTCTCTCATGGATTATCCCGCTATCTCGACCAGCGGCGCGCGCAGAACGCGCACCGCATCATTCCCGACCAGCGCCATCTCCAGCCGGTCCGCGTCGAACCGCACCGGCACATCGAACGCGAACCCCGCCGTCAGCACGGCCCCATCCGCCGGCGCTGCCACGAACGTCACCACGCCCGTCGCCGCATCAACCTCGAAATCCGCCGCTAAGCCATTCACGGCGACCACCACTGTCCCGGCCACCGGCTTGCGGATCACCCGATCCGCGAACGCGCCGCCGCTGTCATACCGTTTCACCAGCTGGAACGCCGTGGTCTCGCCATCGCCAGAACCCAACGGCTGGTCCGTCGCGCTGATCGTCCCGCCCGGCGCACAGCTCTTCCAGTCGATCGGATCGCGAAAGCGAAACCCGAAACGCCGCCCACCGCGCGCCTCGAAGAACGCAATCAGCTCATGCGCCGCCTCCGTCCGCATGGCCGCGCCGCCCACTTCCCAGCGCCGCCGCGACTGCGCCCACCGCGCGTTCCGGCTTTCCGCGCCAGACGCCAGCCGCACCACATCGACCATCCGCTCCGGACCTCCTGCCGCCCCGATAGCCAGCGCCAGCGGCAGGTTCACCTCATGAAAGCCGCTCATGTGAACCGGCTCCCGCGCCGCGCCGCCTTCGCCAGCGCCGCCGCGATCCCGTTCAGCGACGAAGGCCCGCTGTCCGTTCGCGCCTCGCCAGCGCCGCCCGTCACGCTGCCGATCGCGCCATCGATCGCCAGTTGCGCCAGCGTCTCCGCGATCTTC